GCCGTGCTGGTGATCGTTCCGCCGAAATCGTGCAGAGACACAGCAGGCTTGCCGGAGTCGGTGTCGTTGTAGATGATCGCGCCGACTGCGGAGATGGTGGCAGTTGTGAATGACGGATCAGTCGTCCAGTCGATCCATGCCTCGGTCGTTCCGTTGTTGCCAGCGGCGTAGCCTGCCATCGTGAACCCGCCTGCAGCGTAGGAGCCGGAGGCTGCAACTTCGTCGGTTCCCAGATTGGTCACCGTGGGTGAGCCGGTGCCGGGAGTTCCAACTGCGTCGAAGGTGTTGTTGTAGGTGCCAGCGTGGCCGACCTTGACCAGGGCCATCTTGTAGGTGTCAGCAGCAGCGTGCGCGCCAGACAGAAAGTTGACCTTGGCGCGGAAAGGCATGCAAGTGGTGAGGGCCATGAATTACTCCTATATCCTAGAGGGAAGCCTCACCGGACATCGAAACGCCAGTGAGCAGTTGGACGTGGGCGGACTCTTTGACGACTTCGTCGCCGCTGTAGTACCGCTCGATGAAAATGATTTGGTCGGGGGAGTTCCGCCACTCGACTTCGTGGCGCAGGGCCGCGACTGGGACGTTGCCCTTTGTAGTCCAGATGAGTGGTATGTCGGTCATATCGCTTTAGCTGTGATGGTTTCCATCAGGCCCTGGGCATCACGCTTGATCTTGAACACCCACTGCGTGGGCCGGGCTTCGGGCTTGGCGGCCGATACCTGCTGCAGCATTGCCTTGACGGTCTGCATCAATTGAGCGTTGGACTCATTGAGCAGAAACTGGCTTGCCGCATACTGGTCAATCGACTGCACAGCCTCGCGCACGGCCGGGTCTGGCTTTGCTTCGATTGTCTGCACCATGGGCGGCTTTGGCTCTGGCGGCATATATGCCGGTTTGGGCGGGCCCTGCTTGGCGGCCGGCACGTTGCCGATTTGCAGCCTCGCAGCATTGATGGCTCGGCCATCGATCTGGGCCTTGCCGCCGTGCGCGAGGGCCAGGCGCTTAACCTGGTCCGCCGTCATCATCTTCATAGCATGCACTCCTTGACCATCTCGAGCGCTGACTGGCGCGCGTCGAGCTGTTTGATGTAAGTCTGGGCGTTGACCGTGAGCTTGGCCACCTTGCCGCCCTCCACTGGGATTTCTAAGGTGATGTCCTGGTCGAGGTCTTGGGCTTTGTTGGAGAACGCTGGGGCGTTACCGGTTGGCTTTCCGAACTGCTGCACCAAGGCATCGAGGCGTTCGCGGTTGACCCGGCTATCGTTAAACCAAGGGGCCGAGCGGTCGGAACCGTCTTGGTTTGTTGACACCTTGAACCCCGAGGGGACGACGCCTTTCTTCCCGGCTTTTTTTACGGCCTCTATGAACTTGTTGTATGAGTCCAGGTCCATCTTGTAGCCCTGGCCGGTACTGCTGGAGTAGGTCTTGTACGGTTTCCCGTCTTTTCCAATAGCGTACTCGGTGCCGTAGTTGTAAGCGCCGTACTCCCCTTCTTTGGCTGGCACATCGGCGAAGGGGTTAGCGTCCCCGCGCACTTCGTTAAGCAGCGCGTCCAGCGTTTGGTGGCTCGCCTCTTGACCCGAGTGCGCTACCCAAGACTCCCAGTGCCAGCGTCCAACGCTCGCCGCCATGTCCTTCGAACGCAACCCTTCCTCGGCTAGGCGGCCGAAGATGTCGGGCAGCACCTTTTCCAACGCGTTCTCAAGGGGCTCATAAATGAGCAGGCCCTGCGCACCGGTGGTGAGCCCAGCCATACCGGAGCCAGGCTGCACCGTGGCAACCATCTCAGCTTTTTTGCCAGACTCTGCTACACGGGTTTCGGCTTCTTCCTTCGCGGCCGCACTGGTTCCGAACCACTCCACCTTAAACGTCTCTCTATCCCGCACACCGTAGCGCGTAACGCCGTCGTACAGGTTGTACTTTCCAAGGCGTCCGTCGTTGAACGTATTGTCGATCTGCACGCGGTCAAGTACAGCCACATCCGGGTGCCCGATAACCAGGAGCGTGAAGCTGATCACCTTGTTGTCGATGCCGGCGCCCTCGCCGATCTTGACAAACTCCCGGCGGATTTCGCGGCCAGTCTTTGTTGGATCAGAGAATAGGTCGTGCATGAACGCCATCTTCGTGCGGCCGTCGGGCATCCGCTCTGCCATGTTGCGCATGAAGGAGGAGCCGAAGGCGTTGGCGTTGTGTGTCGTTCCAGCACCGGGTTGGCCCGTGCCCTTGACGATAGAAGCTGACACAACCTTGTTCCAAGCAATCGCGTCGCTGTCGGTGAACTGGCCGTCCAGCATCTTCTGCACGAAGGGTTCTACCTTGCCGACCAGGTCGATGAATCCGCCTTCCTGCACATAGGGGGATACCCCGCGTGACAGGAATGACCATAGCATCAGCTTGGCCGTGGTGGCCGGTTTGACTTTGCCGGACTCGTAGAGTTTGCGGAACTCGGCGGCATTTGCAAAACCGTGGTCCGCGTCCTTCACCTGGCCGGGCGACAGCGCTTTGAGCTGGGTGTAGATGCTATTGTCATTCAGCATCTCGATGAAGCGGGCGGGCGCCATCGGCACGTCGTTTGTGCCGTAGGCCAAGGCGTTCATACGGAGCCAGGCGTCTACGCTGGCCGTTGGGTCCTTGGAAGCGGCCAGTACTTCATCAAGAGCTGCGAGCTGCTTTACTGCGTTGGCGTTGGTGGTAGTCTGGCTGATCTTCGGGTCGGTGCCGATACCCTTCTTGCCGACAATGGATACCGTCTGACGCAGCTTCTTGACGACACCGTGCTTGTTGATGTCCTCAAGCTCGGCGACCTTGGACTCTAGGTAGCTTTGTTGTCCTGGGGTTGCACCGTTGACTGCGGCCCAGGCCTTGTAGTCGAATCCGAATCCTTCGACTCGGAGGGCTGCGATGTACGGGGCAAGAAGTGTATCGACGGTCCCTCTGAATAAATCCAGTGATTGTCCGGAACCATCTTGCAGCCCGCTGCTTCCAGTTTTTGCGCTAGTGTCATTACCATTTACGTTGCTCCAATAGTCTTTCGCTCCGTCGAGCGAGCTAACGTTTTTGTAGGCGGACCATCCAGTGAGCCCAGTTTTCTGCTGGACCGCCTGGACTTGCGCGACAAAATCGTCGTGCTGTTCGTCTACGCTCTTTGCGGAGCTGTCGTCAGGGAAGAACAGGAACTTGATGCCCCGACCACTCATGGCCTCGCTGGCGCCGAAGAACCCCGCATCCCTGGCTGCGGCCAACGCACCGTTAACCTCGCCCCGTTCCATCTTAGCCCCATTTGGCTTGCCAATCAAGACCGCTGGAACGGGGTCGATGCCGTCGATGGCCTCGGTGGATGGGGCTGCCGTAACGGCCCCCTCTTGAACGAAGGCAAAGCCCAGCAAATTGGTGATCTTGCGGGCCTGGCTGAATCCGATTGGGTTGTTTTCACTGTCGCTAATGCGCAACGTGAACGTGTCTTCACGCTCATCCGCCCACAAACCACGAATATCCCCAATGGCCACCTTTGCACCGGCCAGGCCCAACGTGCTTTGAACGTACTTGGTAAAGCCGGAGCCGCCAATGATCTGGCGCACTCGAGCGTGCAGGCGGCTTGTTGCGAACTCGACGTCTTTGGTCTTCGGATAACTGACTATCTTGACGGGTGCGCCATTCGCCGTGAAGTCACGACCGGGCTTGGACGATATGGTGCTAACCGCGCGCTCGCCTTCCTTCTCAGCGACCTTGTCCAGCGGGTTGACTTTCTTCTGTGAAAATATGGGAGCTCCGGTCAGGTTCTCATCGGCCTTGAGGCCCTGCTCACGCATGGACTGGGCGTAGGCGTCCGTGACCATGCTGCGCATCTTGGCGATCTCACCCTCGTTGAAGTGGCGATCCAGGAAAGTGTCGTCGGTCTTGTCTTTGGCCAGGCCGGCGAGCTCCTTGAACTTGGAGAGAATGTGCGCGGCCAGGGCCGAGAAGTCCTTGTTGCCCATCTTCTGGCGCAGCTCCTGCCAGAACCCTGGGCGTTGGGCTGAGAGCTGGCCCAGGTAGGCGCCGATCTCTTCAGCCTTGTCGCTGGCCAGCAGCTTGGTGTAGCCGTAGCGCTTCAGGAATTCCTGCTTGGCGCCAGGGGTAGCCATCTTGTTGAGGGCCTTGATGAGCGGCTTGCGTATGTGATCTGGCAGGCCGTGGACCGCTTCGTGGGCGACGACGATCAGAGGCGCGTGCGTGCTCTTGGCATCGATGTAGATGTGCTTACCGCCGTAGCCGTCCACGAAACCGTTGGGCATGTTGCCCGTGGTGCCTTCGTCCTCTACCAGGGTGAACGTGCTGCCTGTCAGGTTGGCAAACGCGCTTGCGACTTTCTGTTGCTCATCCAGAGGTTGTTTGCTGATGGCAACTTCTACGCCTGGCTTGCTGGCCGCAATGCTGTTGCGGACCTCTACGAACCGTTTGACCGGTGTGGGCGGGGCTAGTCCCAGTCCCCGGCCGCTTTGAGCTGTCGGAGCACTTCCGACTGCAGCGGTTGGGGCAGACGCAGTGGGTCCACTTGGTCCGGGTTGGGCGACAGTATCACCAGCGGCCTGAGTTCCTTGTCCGCTTTGATCGCTTGATTGCGTCGGGCCACCCACTCCGAGGCTTGTTGTTCCAGAGGTGCTGGCGCTGGTGCTGACTGTTGGTTGGGTGAGGGTTCCACGGCGACGGCTCAGTTCTGTACGGGCGGCCGCTAAGAGGTCGGGGCCGACGTCCGACGAATTGATGATGCCATAAAGCACCTTCTCTGGGTAGACCTTGGCGTCTGTCAGGTCAGAGTTCTTCTTCCAGCGCTCCATGGCCATGTTGACCATACCTTGGCTCAGAGGTGTCGGGGGCGCAGTGTCAAGGGCTGCCTTTGTGTCGGCATCCCAAGCCACGGCTGGGGTACTGGCCGCCGGCGCGGGGCCTGTTGCAACATTAGTTGGCGTGGTCGGTGTGCCGCTGGTCTGGCGGTAGGATGCCGCTGGCAAAGGCGTTGCTGGGCCTTCTTGTAAAGTTGGCACCACGCCAGCCTGGGGCGTCGGCGTTGCGCTGGTCTGCTGGTACGCTGCACCGTTGGACCGCTTCTCTGCGTCGGCAGCCTCGGCATCGGCCTTCTGCTTGGCCAGCTTGTCAGCCCACTCTTTCTCCTGGCGCTCGCGGCTGGCTTTGAGCTCGGCCTCGATCTTGGCCAGGCGCTCAGCTACCGTCGTGGTGTCGGGGATTGCCGAGGCTGGATTGCTTACTGTAGAAGTCGAGCCGTTGGCAGGAGTTGCGGCGGTGGGTCCACCCGCGTCTGATCCACCGACTTGTGGTGCATCAGTAGTTCCAGGGCCAGCAGGTCCCACGGGCTGCACTGCATCAGCCGCAACTCCTCCCGCTGGTACAGCGTCAGGCGTGGCGCCTTCTGCCGCGAGGATTTGGTCAACGGTATTTTGGTTCGCATTTGTTTTCGGTGTAACGGTAGGCGCCACGGGGGTGGTTGGCATGTCCTCGACGCGCGGGGCGACGCCCGGCGCTGGCGTCTGAGTTAGATCGCCGAAGGCTTTCCACTTGGCAAGCGCGTCAACCTTTGCCGCTTCGGCCGCGGCGGCCGGCTTGTTTGCTAGGTGTTCCCCGTGAGCGCCGATCGCAGACATTGGGCCCGCGGCAACAGGCGCGAGGATGGCGCCGATAGTTCCTTCTTGGATGGCCTTATCGATATCTGCGGGTCGGCGTTCACCGAAGTCTTGACCGATCGACTGGGACGCGTTCTCAATGAATTCCTGCGTAGGCTCTTTAACCAAGGCGTCTTTGGCTACCGCGGCGAAGGGGTTAACGCGCGGCGCGGCTCCGCTCATGTTGCGGGCCAGGGCTCCCTCGGCTCCGCCTCCTGTAAGCTGGCCACCCACGTAGGTCCCAACGCCAGCGACCGTGGCCGCATTCAATTTATCCAGTACATTTCCGTCGGTTTGCGTAAACGTATCGCCGGCGTTCATCGCAATGTTTGTGGCATTGGATATTCCGGTTACGGCCTCGGCAGATAGCGGGCCCAGTACCTTGGTCGCCAGCTTCACGGCCCCGAGAGGGGCCAGCACTGAGCCAACCGATGGCGTAGCCATGGTGGCTGCGAGCATTGGGTTGTTAACAAAGAACGTTACCAGGTCGACGGCTGAAGCGCCCCCCGCTTTCAAGGCCTGGAGCTTGGCACGTTGGGCCTTGGCGGCCGCACTTCCGAACTTGCGCTCGGCCTCGCTCATTGAAACTTCCAACAGCTTGGACGCTTGGTCAAAGCCGAGCTGCCCGAGCGTCACCATGTTCATTACGTCAGTGCCGATCTTGGCAATGCTTGGCGCTACTTCCGCAACCGATAGGCCCATGTCCTTGATGTAGTCGGCTGTCGTGCGCTCTGGCAGCGGGGCTTCCGCTTCGGCTTTCTTGTCAGCGAGAACTTGCTTCCCTTTGGCCACTGCTTGATCTACAGCCCCCTGCCACCTCGGCAAATTGGATAGAGCTGTGAGGCTTCGAGCGTCGTAGTTGTCTCCGACCGGTAAACCCGGTTGTAGACCCTCGAGCACGCTTTGTTTCTTCGGCTCCACGGCATAGTCCGTCGGGGCGTCCTGGGCGCTATTCATCGCATCGCCGATACGCTCGAAGAAAGACCGGTTGTCCTTCACGGGCGCCTCGGTTGGCTTGCTCGCGTACTCAGGGAATTTCGAGTCGATCGCTGCAGCCATCTCCTCCGACGACAGACCATCGGGGAAGTTGAGCCGCGTGCCGTTGGGGAGGTTGACTACTGGCATTATTTGAATGTCCGGGTCTTGGGGTCGTAGGTGAATTCTTTTTGGGCAACGGGCGCCGGTGCTGCTGTCGGTTTCCCGGGGGCCGGCGCTGGGCTGGTTTCCCCCCATTTGACCAATGAGCGCATGCGTGCGCCGATCGCACTGTTCTGTTCTTCAGAGAGGTATGGGCTGGCCCTTTTGTAGAGGGCGTCCAGTTGGGCAGACGACATCCCGTTAATCTTTTCGCGGGTGAGGCTTTCTGCCTCACGCTTAGCGGTCGCCTGGATCGAGTTGGTCTCCTGGTCGAAGGCGGTTAAAGCCTTGGCAGGCTCTGGCTTGTCGGCTGGTTTCCCGGGGGCCGGCGCTGGGCTGGTTTCCCCCCTGCGGGCGGCACGGCTAGTCTTCGCGTCCTCAAGCAGCGAATTCCAATATTCCTGCAGGTCTTTGTATTCCTGCGTGTCGCTGTCGCCCTGCTTGAGAAGCGAGTCCATGCGCTTACGCGTCTGATCCATGATCTTGGTGATGTTGTCGCCGCCGGCTTTACCCGTTGCCTTTGAATCGGCAACAGCCTTGCGCCCCTCGATCGCAGCCAGGACACCGGTGAGTTGGTTGTTCGCCTGCTTGTCAGCAATAGCATTGCGGTCCATGACGTTGTTGTCCTGGCGCTCCTGGTGCTGGCGCGTAAACTCGTCCTTCATGGACTGGACAGTCTCTTTGCGCGCGGCCGTGAGCTGGGCCTCGGCGTCGTGGAGCCCGCCCTTGCGTGCAGCCGTGAGCTGGTCGTCGATGCCGGTGAGCGGCGTGTCGCCTTGGATGCGGCCAGCCTGCTTGAGTACAGCAGATTGTTCCGGGGTGATGGTCGACGCGTCGCCGGCGCCAGCGTTTAGCAACTCCTGTGCCCGGCGTGACTTGCCTACATCGACGGCACCAGTTGCTGCCTGGTCCATTTGCTCAGACGTGCGTTTCTGCTGGGCCTGGCGCTGCTGCTCTTGCAGGTCCAGCTTCAAGGCCTCGGTCGTGCGCGCGCGGTCCATCATCAACTGCGAGGCGTGGTCCTCGCGGTCCAGCGCTTGCTGGTGGTTGATGTGGTCGCCCAGCACCTTCTCGCCAGACAGCGCGGCGTTACCCACTAAGTCGGCGAAGAAGCTCATGCTGGTGCTCCCCGGCGCTGCATGTTTGCAAGCATGCCCGCTTGTGGATCTTCCTCGTCGCCCTCTTGGGCCTCGAGTTCTGGCGACTCAGCGTTCTCGTGCGCTGGCGTGTTGTCCGGTGTGCTTGGGTCACCAGCAGGCTCGCCCTGCTCTTGTCCCTGCATCTGGGCAAGCATGCCCTGCTGTGGGGCTGGCGCCGCCTGGCCACCGACTTCGGACATGATGGTCCCGACGACGGCTTGCATGATGCCCGGATCAGGCTTCATGTTGGTGACCTCTTGGGCCACGTCAACCATGAGCATGTAGGCATTGACGCCCAGCAGCGGCATGAGCTGTGGTGGCACGGGCTTGAGCTTATCGATGGCGGCCACGACGGTGTGCACCGCTGTCACTGCGCCCTCTTTGGACCCCAGCATCTTCATAAATGCCTTCATGCGGGCAGGGTCATAGATGATCTTCTTCGCGACCATCGTGTACTTCTGCAATTGCATCTTGTCTTCTGGATTCATGGCCATGTCTTACCCCTTGATGGTTCCGGTGTTGCCGTAGATCGGTGTGCCGTTCAGGCGCGAGAGCGGTTTCTTCGCTGCGGCCGTGCGCTTGGCGTTGTTGAACGACGCGTTGTAGCGGCTGACCTCACCCTGGTGCAGGGCGTCGGCGTTGTTCTGCTGGTCAAGATAGCTCTGCGCGCGCAGTGCTGCAGCTTTGCGGTTCTCTTCAGCCGTATAGGCGCCGCCGACAGCACCAAAGCCGGCTTTCAGTACTTCCAGTGGGTCCTTGTCCCAGGCTTGCTGCACGCCGCCTTGCAGCTTCTCGAAGAAGCTCGGTGGCGTTTGGTAGTCTTTGCCGCCAGGGGCGAAGTCCGAACGGCGGGTGGCCGTCCCGGCGTCGTAGCCTGCGCCAATTCCTGCCGTGGACGTGCTCTCCTGCAGCACGGCCGGCAACCGCGCCTTGAATTGTGTGTACCAGTCTTGGGCTTCTAGTTCGCCGTCGTTCGTGTCCATGGCTCGCTCCTACTTGGTTCCCGCTTTTTGGCGGAAAAGGTTGATTTGGTCATTGAGGTTGACCCTCATGTTGGTGTTCACACCGGTCAGGCCCGCTGCGGTGCTTACTGGATCGGCCTGCTGCAGCAATGCAGAGTCAGCCGCCGGAGCGCTGACACCGCTGCTGTGCGAGCCCCCGCTGGGCGCTGCCCATCCCGCGGTGCTCATAATCGATTCGCCGCTTGGGGTCGTCATGCCCGATGGGTCGCCGAGCTTTGGAATACTCAGGGCGTCGCGCGCTGCGCCAACGGCCATGGCGCCGGGGTTGGCTGCCGGCAAAGTGCCTGGTGCACCCAGATTTACGACAGATGCAAAGGGGTTGTAGTAGCTGGCCAGCTTTGTGGCTTCTGGGCCCAGCGCGCCGAACACATCTTTGTTGATAGCGCCTGCCACCTTGCTTCCACCGATGTCAAAGGCCGCGGCCTTGAACGCATCGAAGGGCGACATGCCCTCGTTCTGCACGGCGTTGATTGCCTTGGCGACCGTCATCGCCGCGCCGCCACCTGGCATGGCGCCGATCACGAATTTGGCAGCGCGCTCGAGACCATCGCTGATGGTCTTCATCCGCAGTTCGCGCTCGGCCTGGGTCTCGTTGTCGAAGAACTGCTCAGACGTTGTGCCTGCCCCTTTCGCTCCGAGCTTGTCGAACAGGGACCCCCTGGCTGGGGTCGTCATGTCGGTCAGCTTCTCGCGCCATCCGGGGTTCACCGGGTTATAGGTGTAGGCCTCGCTTACGGGCTTGTTGGTCGCCTTGAGGTATCCCTCTTGCGTGTCCTTACTCCAGCCAGAGAACGCTTCTTTCTGCTGCTGGGTCATCACCCCTTGGTATCTGAAGTTGTCGTCCTTCGGGCCGGTCACTCCAAGCCGCACTAGTTTTGCGTTCTCAGTTTGGTTGGGGTCCATCGACATCTGGGGGACCGGACGACCTAAAAGGTCTACCCTTTGCACGAGACTCTTCTCGTCTGCAGGCGCCTGCTTCTCTACGGTAGCTGCTTCGCCGGGTTTGGCGTCAACCTTGTCGGCTACAGGCTTCGCAACACCCTCGGGACCGGCGCTCCATCCTGCCCCCGTGAGGCCGGCGTCGTACCAGTTGTAAACCGGGGTCTCCGCGGGAGGCGCGACCGGGGTCTCAACGGGAGTGACCGGGGTTCCGCTGCCTACCGTCGCCGGTGGCGTCGGCGCCCAGTTGTCATACCCTGCCTCGCCGTCGTCCGTGCTACGGAACGGCCGGCCGAGGAGCTTACGCCGGGCCTGTAGCAGGTCCATTTACAGGCCCACCTGGCTGATGTAGTCGGACAGGTTGACGTCACCGGCCAGGGCGCCGATGAGGTTCAGCGACTCGGCGGCGTTGGCCTTGATGTCGGCTGCCAGCGTATCGCGCTTGGTCTGGTCGGTGATGTCTTTGTTTGCCATCAAGGCATTCAAAGAGTCTTGCATCTTGTTGACGATGGCCGTCGCGCTGGCGCTGCCCTGCGTCAGGTTCTTGTACTGGGCTTCGATCGCGGCAACGTCCGTTGCGGCCTTGGTCTGCGTGCCCAGCTTAGCCGAGTCGTAGGCAAACTGGTTGGCCTTGTCGGCAAACTGGTTCGTGGTCTCGGTGTTGTACTTGTTCGTGTCATACGCCTGGGTATTGGCCGTATTGGCGAACTGGTTCTTGGTCGCCGTGTTGGTCTGCGCTGCCGACGCGTTGGTCTGGGCGTCTGGCTGGGCGATCTTCAAAGCGGTGTCGTACATCGCCGAGTCAGCAGCGCTGGTGGCCATGGAGCTGTTGGTCAAGCCGCGCTGATTCATGGACTGCATAGCGCGCGTACGTGCCTGCTGCATCAATGGGCTGTCTGCCGACATGATGGTGCCGAGCTGGCCAGCGACCGTCTGCGTCTTGGGGTCCACGCTCCAGTCGGTAGAACCCTGCATCGACTGCAAGTTCAGGGCCGTTGGCGCCTTGGTTCCCGTCACATCGACGGTCTGCGTCGTGCTGCTGTCATTCAGGTTGGCGGGCGTAGCGTCGGCCGTCGTGGACGTGACCGAGGTGCTGTATGGATCGTTCGTTGCCATCAATACTCCTTGCGTGCGCTAGTGCTTGCACGGGCTTGGGCTTCCGCCCGAATGCGTTGGGGGATAGCGACCAGGCTGCGCAGCTCCAGGATGCCGGCCTGCGCCACGCGGATGTCTTTGTCCGTCGAATCAATCGACGCGCATACCGCTGTGAGGTCGGCGATGCGTTCCTCGGCGTACTTCTCCAGCCCATTCCAGGTGGGGCTGGTCGTTTGGATGAGGTCTTTCCAGCTCATACGCCGCTACCCAGTTGGGCCTTGAGAGCCATCTCGGCGTTGAGCATCTGCGCCTTGTGGTCGCGTGCGTCTTTGCGGTCGGCGATCTCGGTGTTGATGCGGTTCTGCTCAAACCCGTACTTCTGCATGGCCTGTTGCTGCGTCATGTCCTTGGTCGCTGCGGTATCTGCGATCTCGAGCTGCATGCGCGCCTGGTTGTCCTCGCGGCGGCCCTGCAACTCTTCGCGTTTCAGAGCAATCTGCTCCTCTCCGAGCTTGAAGTCCATCTCGTTGTTTTGCTTGGCCACTTGCCACTTCATGGTCTCGGGGTCTTGCTTGGGGTTCTGCTGCTCGGCGGCCTTCATTTTCTGAATCTCCTGGTCGCTTGGCAGCCAGCGATCGGGGTCCAGCTTCAGAGACCGGCTGAGCTCACGCAACATGGCCATCTGCGTGGACATCGGCAGGCCCATGGCAGCCGCGGCATTGGCGAGCTGCTGCATACGACCGGCCTGGCCCTCGAGTTCGGCCAGTGCGGCGATACCCAGGGCGCGCACTTTGCTGTCGCCCTTGATGTCTTCCTTCTCGGACCACTGCATGTTGTAGTCGTAGTACCCGCGGATGGTCGGCGTGGTGATGTCGTCGTCCCAGTTGCGCACGCACCGGCGTACCCACAGGTTGGCCGCGGTCCAACTGATGCTGGCCTCGGTTGCGGACTGCATCTTGGCCGGCGCGTCGGCGCCCTGGATGAAGCCGGGCATGGTGCCCACTTCCTCGATGAGCGATTTGCTTGCTGCGAAGATGGCCTGCAGCTCATTGAGCCGGGAGCCGATCTCGACGAACTGAATACCCTGGCGGCCGTCTGATCCCGGGCGCTTGTTGCGCCAGGCCTTGCCGGGCTCCAGCCCGTAGGAGCCGTTGACCGGCTCGATACTGTTCTCGTCCAGCACGATCTGGGGCATGACGCACAGGCCCATGTTGTCCAGCATCGCGCGCCAGCTCGAGTTCGCGCTGACCTGCTGGTCGCGCACCTCGTAGGGCAGGCCGAAACCGAAGATCGAGCTCTCGTCTTTTTGCCAGTTGAACACGCGGTAAGGCAAGTCGCCCCCGTCCATGGGGTTCAACGCCGCTTTGAATACGGTGTTGCCGCAGAACCAGACGATGCCGGTGTACTGGTCCAGGGGGTCCTCTTCCTCGGCCACGTCCTCCACGCCGCAGTCAACCAGGTCCTGGTAGTCCACGGGGCCGTGGTATTCCCACACCTCGTATCGCTTGTCTGGCGCACCGTTGGCGCCGTTGATGGCACGCAACCGCTCGCGGTAGTTGTTCGTTGGCGCCGAGGGCTGCCCTTCGAGAATCTCGCGCAGGCCGTCCAGGTCCACGCCGGGCATGTCTTTGAGCGCTGCCATCTGCAGCTTAGTCAGGAAGTGGCGTTCCCACACGCGCTCGCAGTCACCCATCGTGGTGCTGGCCATGTCGGGGAAGAAGTTCCACAGGTCCACGCGCACGGTGACGGGTGTCGGTTTCTTCTCCATCAGCAGCGTATGTGCGCCATCCGGGCCCTGCGTCCAGCGCTTGGCCGTCTTCATCATGGGCGCGGGGCCCTTCAAGACGCCGGTGCCCAGGAGCACAGCGTCGTGGATCGCGTCACGCGCTACCGAGGCGTAGTTGCACTCGGAGAGCTGGTCGTCGATCTCGCGTTGCATCGCATCGTTCTTGTGCTTTGCCTCTTCAATAACCTGTTTGATGGCGGCCTGGATGGTGCCGGCCTGGACCTGGGGCCCGCCGGGTAGCTGGACCGGGTGGTCCTCTGGAAGTTGGTCCGCCAGGCGGTCGGCGTTGTCCATGTCCGGGACTGGTGTGGGCTCAATGACGTAGAAGCGCAGGTCGCTGGGGAAGACCATGTCGAACAGACGGGCCTCGCACAGGTTCACCAGGCGCCGTGTCAGGGGCACGAATACCCGAGAGCCGTACTGGCTGTCCTCGGCAAAGGTGCCGGGGTCGTACTGGCCGTTGAACTGGCGCACGTCTTTGTACCAGCGCTCTTCGGTCATCTGGCGAAGGGCAACCTGGGTCTGCGCCTCGCCTGCAAGGCGTAGGCCCAGCGCCGATAACCGCTGTCTGCGGTCCTCTGCATCCTGTTGCTGCTGTTTGGCTATCGCCTCGGGGTCGGCCATGAGCTGTTGCACAGCCGCCAGTGCATCTTCCGGGGCTATGTCTCCAGACTGCAAGGCCTCTGTGATCTGCTGCTCAAGTGGGTTCATTTGCGGACCTGTTGATGTCCGCGCAAAGGGCGGACGCACCACTGCCTACAGTGATTGGTCCTATTCTGTTGAGCGGTGCGCAGTGGGTCTACGCCGGCATATATGCCGGGTGCTCAGTACCTCAGACGTGCTTGTACCCGAAGCAGTGTCGAAACTCATGGGCGATGATGAAGTCAGGCGCATCCTCATCCATGTAGATGAAGCAAGCCGGGCCACGGGTCACAGCGCAGCCATCACGCATCTCACCGCCACAGTTCACGGGAGCCTTGCGAATCCATGTGATCTCGGTAGTCGCTACGTCACGCTCCTTCACCATGCCTGTGCAGCCAGAGAACTGGGTAGCCAGCAGCAGCGCTCCGAGGAGGATGTAGAGGCGCATGGCGAAGATCATGCTGTGAGCGCCTGTAGCGTTGCGTCGGGTAGGCGGGTGTTGTAGTAGGTGATGCTGCGGATGTGACCGTTCAGGTATGAAGCCGTATTGTTATTCCCGATGTAGAGCACTATCGGAGCTGGGATAAGCGTAGGCGATGCCCCAACTGCAACGGGGCCACCGTCTTTAGCGACACCCAAGGATACAGACGAATAGGCTAAGGTAGCTTTTGTGACCGTCCCCGATGTGTACGCTCCATTGGATACCGCTTGGTCGCCTGAGTACGCACCAGCCCTATACATGCCGATGAAGTCACCAAGATTGGATCGGATGCGGTGGGCCAATACTTGACTGCCATCTTGAGCAATAGTGGCAGAGTAGTGGTGGTTCGCGCCTTCCGCTATAGCGTAGGTACAGTCGAAAACTGATACCAGCGTACCTTGAGGCTGAGAAAACCAGCTACTAAAGTTCGTTCCCGTCATGCTCGCGTTATCCGCAGCCCGTGTCACCGCCGCCGTTGTTGTGGGGATGATGCTGGATACGGTAGCGCCTACTTCAAGCTGGGCGCAGTCTACGATGTAGGTGGAGTTGTTGACGCGGGTTGCTCCGCCGTTTGCAGATACCCCAACAAGGGTAAGCCGACCAGCGGTGAATCCGCCATTCAGCAAGCCTGACACTACGCACCGGTACCAGCCACCACCGCAGTTGATGACTGACCCAGATACACCCGTGGCAACGCCCCCAACTGATGACGACCCTACCGCACCCGTCTGAATGTTGAACCAAACGTTTAGGGTTGCGGCAGCGGTGGAGTCAGAGAGAATCAACAAAACCCAAGGGTTGTTCCCGTACTTGAGCGTGAATGACCCTGCAAGTGCAGCGCCTGCGGTAAATGTCGTCGCTGGGTTCTGGAATGTTTGGGCGGTTCCAGCTACGCCCTGCGTCAACAGGCAGGCTGAATTGGCTGTACCGTCAATGCCGACCTGTGAACGGGCCGCTGCTGTGTCAGTATTGTTCCACGCCGCGTTCGTCATATCCCGACTCTGCAACAGCAGGTTCGTGCGGGATTCTTCGATCAACAGGCCACGGGGGGTGAAGACTACTTCTTGGATGGAGAAATTAGAGATAACACAGGAGGTAGAGGCATTGCCTACCTGCCAAGAAAGGGCTACGCTAAGAGCTGGGATGTACCCAGAAAATGTCCCATTGCCAGTCGCCGGGACATTTGTAATACCCTGCTGGCCAGAAGGGCCTACGAAAATAGACACGCCAGAAAACCCAGACACGGTAAATGATATAAGGTATCTTTTCCCCAGTGTCAACGGGTTTGTCATGCTGCCGATATTGGTAAACGCCCCCGCGCCAGAGACAACCATATTGCCCGTACCATCGAACGACCAGCCACTTGCTGTACCCCAGCTTGACGTTTGTAGCGTAGGGGCAATGTTTACACCCGTAGTACCAGCGATCGTGGCTGGGTCGTAGTCAAAGCGTGCCACGTTAGCCGCTGCAGTCTGCATCCGGCCCGTGGAGTCGAAGTACGTTGCACAGCTTGTTGCGTCGGCGCGGGTGAAGGTGATGCGAGGGTCGAGCGTGCCTATGTCTACAAAATTAAGAAGAAGGCTTGCCGCTGGTACGCCTCCGCTTACCGCCTTGGCAACAGCGGTTAGGGGTACGCCTACGCCTAAAAACATATCAGTACATCGCGACCAGGGACGCCGCCGTGGTGCCCGTCACCAGCACCCGCTTCACCCGGATAGGGAGAATCGTTCCGCCTGGCACAGCAACCAGCGTTACCGCGGAGCTGTCGCCAGCGGCGATCAAAGCGATGTTGCCGCCTGCGCCAACGTAGATCGTACGAGCTATCTTCGGCAAGTCAACCGTGTCGCTTGTCGTGATCGCCGCGAGCTCTACGCACGGGTCGGTAGGGGATACGTTATTGGAATAGGAGGAGGGCATGGCGGCTCCAAGAGTAGTTAGCCCTATTCTGTTGAGCGCCGGGTGGGTGGTCTACGCTGGCATATATGCCGGCTAATAGCCTGTTGCACGGCCTGGAGGCCGCCGCTAAAATAGGCGAGCCCGTAAAGCGGTGGAACGCGATACGGGCTCTAAGCAATCAACCTGAACTAGAGGTCATCATGCCTGATCCTGATTCTAAATGCTGCACCAAGTGCGGCTGCACTAAACCGCTAGGGGCCTTCTACACGCACCGCCGGGATGGATACCAGTCGATCTGCAAAGACTGCTTCAAGGCGACCCGGGCCGGCAAACGAAAACCAACGGTCAAGGCTCTGCCTGATTCAAAACAATGCCCGGGTTGCGGCTTGTCAAAACCCGCGTCTGCCTACCACCCGAACAAATACAACGGCCTCCAGGGTATTTGCTCATCCTGCGCCCAGTTAGCGACGCGGCAGTTTCGGGCTACCGGCCGCCTTCGCGCCCGGGCTGTCGCCTCCAAGGTCTGCCCGTCCTGCTCTGCGGAGAAGCCGGCATCCGACTTCACGGGTGATGAGGTAAGACGCGATGGCCTTTGGCATGAGTGCAAAGCCTGCGCCGGTATCCGGGCAAGTGCCGCTCTCTCCTGGGCCCGGGCCTACGTCAGAACCCGTCAAGCAAACAAAGCGAAGGCGACTCCTGGCTGGGCCAACTTGGAGGCCGTTCGAGCCGTGTACGAAGAGGCCCGTCGGCTTGAGGCTCTGGATGGAGTACGGCGACACGTCGACCACGTAATACCGCTGAAGCACCGACTTGTGTGCGGGCTACACGTTGAACACAACCTGCAGATACTCAGCGCCTCGGAGAACATACGGAAGAACAACCGCTTCACCGTTCAATAACCGCCGCGCCGGGCAGCGAAGTTGACAGATAGGACTTTGCCGATGGGCCTTGGCTCGGCCGCCGCATAGCGAATGCCCATGACCCCGTAGCGCACCGCGTCTAGCAAATCCTCATCGACCTTGTGGATGAGCCCGTTGCGGCGGTGATAAAGTCTCATCTCCTCAAAAAACAAAGTCTGGTTGCTGAACACCTTAAACCGGCCGGTCTGCATCCGGTTAAGGATGTCGCTGATACCAGCCTCGACCGAATTACCGCCGTCGGCATGCTTTACTGGGTCGGGCAACATGTTGACCCCGAGCTCTCGGTATTGCTCTGCCAGGGTTCTACCGCTGCTTTTCTCACGGTTGTCGCCGTCATGCGGGTACGCACAAGGCACCCAGCGTCCTTTGGCCGCGATGAGCGGTGCCTGCAAGACCACGCTGGTATCCGCTATCCGCATGGTGTCGTAGACATAGATGCAGTCGGTATCCCTGTCGTGCGCCATCCATGATACGGCTGTTGGGTGCGATATGCCGAAGTCGATACCGGCCAAGCGCCCCCAGTGCTTCGGAAGCGCAAAGGGTTCCACGCGTATTAGCTCCTCGTCTACGGGGTACACGCGCCCAGAGCCGAGCACCGGAACACCCCGCGCTCGAGCATCGCGCTCATGGGCCGGGTAGCTGGCAATAATCCGATCTCGCTCTTCCTGGGTGTAGTGGCCAGCGTCATCGATGGTCGCGTTGATTAACTTACGGTCGGGGGATTTTTCCATGAAGAACCGTTTGACCACGGTCGACATCCCGAGCAGTGGCGTAAAGGTCATGGCCACCAATCCGCCTGTGGCGTTGGTACGGGTCAAGGCCTCGGTATAGATAGATTCTTCTGGCTCTTCGTCCAGCTCCACGATATCCAAGGTCTCGCCCTGCAGGCTCTCACGGCCGCGGGCATACGACTTGAATCCAAGCGTGGATGTTCCGCCATTTTTGTGCTTGACGATCACGGTGTCCAGAGCATCACTGACACCCCTGGCACTGGTATAGCTGACAATTCTGTCAGCCGGAATAGCCCCCGTTCCGAACTGGCCTGGACGCCCCATCAATAGCCGTTGCAGAGTGTCTCGCGTGGATTCCCCCGTAACCCCCGCAGCCCAGGCGGACACCGGGCGATCCCATCTCCGGCCCTCCCACCAGTCCGGGTACTCGCCTGTTAGCCATATCGCGAGACCGTTAGCTGCAGCGAACGTCTTGCCAATCTGGTTACCGGCGGCGAAGCACGTTTCGCGGTAGTCCTTCGTGGCCGCGTGGAAGTCCATCTGTTTGGGGTATGGCTTGTAAAGCCGACATCCCTCCCGCTTGGACTCGTACTGGAGCTGGTCGATCAATGCGGCGAGCTGGGCTTCAGATAGGTTTGCTAGGCTCATTTGGTTGCTATCCTTTTAGGAGCAATGTCGATTTCAAACATTTGTAGAAAGTACCCCATATAAATGGGGTGGGTCGTTTTTGATTTCCGGGGCCACTCCCCCTCGAATTCAGGCAAAAGAATGCTTTTTTCGCAGGGGGTGGCCTGTTCTTTTTGCCTGGTCGCGCAGCCGCGGCGCATCGCGTCATGCGCAGCACGCCACGCAGATCAAGCCAGCACAAGGCAGCAGCGTGTCGTGCACTGCGAGGTGACCCCCTACCCCTCCCCCCTCCCTCTCTCCTCCCCTCTTCGGGGTTTAGTTCCTCCTGTAGGAACATAACCTGTGCGCTAAGTGCTTGATTCATATATGTTTGTCGCTGTTCATTTGCACTTCGCCCTTGACCACGGCGTCACTGATCGAGTTATCCACAAGCATGACCTGCCGCTTCTTCTCTTCCAAGGCAGCGCGCGCGGCCTCAAGCAGTGTTTGTTTGTCGCTCGGCGTCATGTCACCCATCTGCGTAACGCTGATCTCGCGGCGGTCCACCAGAAGCCCGTTGAGCTTGGCCCGGAGTTGAGCCGCTGCCACCATGGCACCGCCCTGGCGGTTGGTCCGGCTCACCTCGAATGCGTCATGTGCCTCACGCATAGCGACCTCAAGGTTGTATTGGACGCGCTCTGCAACAGGCGCGCGCAGAGCCTCGCACCTAGCCCGAACCTCGGGCAACCTAGCCAATGCACTAGCCTTATTCCACACTGACGCATCCTTCCATGCCGCGCTGGTGGGGTAGGCCTCGCGGAAGGCTTGCGACTGGCTGGCGCCGCGCACAAGGGCCTGCGCAAAGGTCTCCTGCGGTTGGGTTAGCCCATGCGCGTTCTTGGGTAAATTAGCCATGCTGGGCTCTCCTGGTTCGCATGAAAGTGTCCGGGTGCTTTGCACCTTTCTGAAGATTGCAGCGCGGTGTAAGTAGCTGCACGTTGTCGTCTGTGTTCGTACCACCAAGCGCTATTGGCATGATGTGATCCAGGTGGTATCCATCTGTCAGGCTTTCACCGCAGCAGGCACACCGGCCTTCTTGCTTCATATACAACTTCTTGGTGATTCCGTAGCTAAGCCTGCCGCCATTGCCGCGCACCCGTGCGCGACGGGTATGCGCGTTCTCCTTGGCTCTGGGTCTGTTAGCGTAGTACCACTGCCGTGAGACGGCGTTGAGCTGTTCCTTGTTGCGCGCATGGCGCGATCGGGCCCTCTCCCGAAGACGTGGGCCGTGCTCAGCACGGTATTGGGCGCCGTAGGCCTTCCAGCGTGCAGGGTCACGGCTCTTGTATGTCCTCATGTATCCGGCGTTGTATTTAGCGACGTGAACGCGGTTTTTAGCACGCCAGTCTTTCAAAGCCTGCCGGACGGCTTCGCGGTTTTGCTCACGGTATTGCTTGGCGTAGGCGATCTTCTCCCCCCGCTTGGCCAAGTACCGCTGCCTGGTTGCTTGCTGTATTGCGTCTTTGTTTGCCTCTTTATAAGCATCAACCTTACCTGCTTCTTTTCGGCGTTGATACTTTTCTATCTGTGCCAGGCGTCGAACTTCTCCCTGGCAGGCCTTGCAACGGGTGGCACGATTACCAAGCCTCTCAACCCGTCCACCGCAGGACGCACAAGCCTTGGCCACGTTATTGGCTCCTTACAAAAGACGATAGGTTGGCAATCACACGCAAGCGATCTGTGTCATGCAAACACTCGGCCGCAAGCCACTCGGCTGGGAAGAGAACTTGCACTGCGCTCACAGGTACGTATGGCACATGCTCCTTGGCCGCTTTGATCAACGCCGTTGCGCTGCCTAAAGCGTGCAGATCACCCTGCAAGTACACGTTGCCGCCTGGTCGCGTTATGCCAGCCCATGTAACGGCCTGGCCGGGTATGCATAGCTGCATCAGGTCCAAATCTTCAGATTCATCAGTATCAAACTCGTTGCTCATTGCGGTCCTTCAGGTCAGAGTTAAAAGGGTGGTGGATAGCGGCAGCTTCAAGGTACGCTGCTCGCGCTTCTTCGACTGTGTTGAATCGGCCTATGTGCTTCAGCTTCCAGTTGACGCGTATAACCGCGCGCCACTTGTTGTACGTCTTGCACCAGTGAACACCGCGGGCTCCGCTCTTGTTGTTGCTGGCTACGCTCTTGTTCTGGCCATTAAGAAGGTCGCAGGACTCACGTAGGTTTGCAATGCGGCTGTCTGCCCTGTCACGGTTGATGTGATCTAGATCGCCGGGCGGCCAAGCTCCGTTGATGTAAAGCCACGCAAGGCGGTGCTCCAAGTAGCCTTTTCCATCAACCCGTGCAACTCTGTACCCATCGTGGTGGACGCTCCCTGCTCGCATCCCGGCCTTGGTGAACTGGTTGCCCTTCGACTGTTTCCATGTGAAGGCGCCGGTATCGCTGTCATAGTTAAGCACCTCGCGCAGGCGCTCTGCGGTAAGAGGGCCATCTGGGCTCTTGTTCGTTCTGCTCATCCAAGTCTCCCTATGCCCAGCATCTGAAATGGGCTGATTGCTGATTCCACCCGTGGCTGAGCCACAGGCGCCTTGTGTGCTACTCGCACCCATACGTACCGCTTGACGTATCGCGGTCCGCTCTTGCTCGTTGACTCACCGCCAACGGTCTTGACCTTTGCCTGGCCTCGCAGCTTGAAAAGTGCACTCGAGACCTCGCTGGCTGACGTCTTGGGGATGTCGGCTTTATCCATGATCTCGCCCATGGTCAGCGGCGCCTGGGCCAGCTCCAGCACCTTGGCCACGCGGGCCTTGATTCCAACGGCCGGCTTCACGACTCGGCCTCGTTGAAGGTTGGCAGCGCTTGCCAATGGGTCGCCCGGCAACCAGCCCGATAGAGGTCGATCCTTGCCACCCCATCCGGTCGGTTGATAAGCAGCACACGTTGGCCACCGCCTGGCTGGCTATCACCCAATGAAATCCAATTGAGCTCGGTGTTCACGACCGCTGCCCCGTCGGTGCTTTGTCTGATCATTTGCCGCACTCCTCGTTTGCTCGGTCCAGCTCCTCGATAGCCCTGGTGCAGTACACCAAGGCATCAGCCAGCTCCTCTTGCTGGTGCACAAGCCACTGACGCAGGGTCAGGACGTTGTCACGCACTGTGGTGCCGTACTTGTTCACGCCAAGGGCCTGGCGCCGTGCAATCAACTTGCATACCTCGGCCTCGGTCCCTGTGGCCCGGACGAATCCGCCTGGCGTACTCATGGTCTCAACGCCCGCACGCACGGGTTCCCACTCCTTCTTTTCGTCGTTCATTGCTTGCCCTCCAAATATTCAAAGAATTCGTCCTGATCGGCTTCCTTCTCGGCAAGCCTCTCAATCATTCGCGGATCGGCCACTCCGTTACTCGCCACAATCCGGTAAATCGTGGCCGTGCCCGTCCGCCCCGACCGCACGATCCGCTTGTTGGTCTGGTCGTACAGCTCAAAGCTCGCAGGGATGCAGAACCAGGTGATGTAGTCGAAGTGAAATTGCAGGCCGTCGATGCCATGCGCTGCCGACGCCGGGTGCAGCATGGCCAGCTTGACCTTGCCCGCTTTGGCATCAGCCAGCCCCTGCTCTGTCGTGATGTCCACCATGTCGGGGAATCGCTCTAGTAGCCGCTCGGCGTCATGCGAATACCAGTACGTCACGATCATTGGTGCGTCGACCTCTTCAATGATCTCGGCCAGCTCGTCCATCTTCACGTTGTGCAGTTGCTTGACAGCCCCGGAGGCCTCAAACACTGCCCCCTGGCACATCTGGTGCACCTTGCCCGCTACGGTGCCCTGGCTGGCCGCTACGAGCTCCAGGCCATCCAAATCCAGCACCTGGTCCTTGATCAGGTCACGGATCGCCTTGGCGGCCCTATCTGGCAGCACCACGGGCCTATCCACGACCACCGACTCCAGCCCCAGGTCGGGCGCCACGGCGTAGTACAAATCGCTGATGCGGTCATACAGCGCTGACTCCATGCCCGCTCTGCACTTCCAGCTATACACCTGACCCGTGTGGCGGTTCTGCTTGTTGGGCTCCAGGTAGGCAGCACGAAACGCAGTCAACGTCTTGCCCAGTCGCTCGCCGCCGTCCAGGATCGCCACGGGTGCAAATAGCTCATGCGCTGTACCCGGACGTGGGCTTCCCGACATCATCAGGATGCGGGCGTTGGTCTTACGGGCAATGCTGCTCATGCACTTCCAACCCACTGCGCCCTTGCGGCCACCTTGGCGCAGCCTGCTGGCCTCATCGAACACTACTAGCCCGAATGGCCAATCGTGGGCTGCGAAGCCCGCGACGAGCTCGGCAAAGAACTCGAAGCTGCATGCCAGGACGTCATGTGGCGCTGCGAGCGCTGCGGCCCGTTGGCCGGGGTCGCCCACGTACACGCTGAATCTCAGGTGCCTTGAAAAGTCCCAGCCCTTTGCTTCTGTTGGCCATTGAGCCACCACACGCTTGGGGCCTACCACCAAGACCTTGGCGGTCTCAAAGGCGTCATGCAGCACGTAGTTCGCCAGGCGCAGTGCAATTGCCGTCTTGCCGGCTCCGGCCTTGGCAGCCAGGTAGCCCCGGCGGCAGGTCGTGAAACGCTCGTAGGCTTTGTGCTGGTAGTCGCGGAAATCACTTAGAGATCGCATGGGCGCCCTCCAAGCTGTCGATGACGCGGACGTCGAATCCCAGATCGCGAATTTGCTGTTGGACCTTGAGCTGCAGCGGCGTTGGCTTCTTGCCCGGCGCCTTGAGCTCCACGAAGATGATCCGGCCGTTGGGCAGGAACACGATGCGGTCTGGCACGCCGGTCATGCCCGGGCTTGTCCACTTCAGGGCCATACCACCAACATCGCGCGCCGCCTTGACCATGGCCGCTTCAATACGGCGCTCAAGCATGACGGGCTCCCCGGGGTAATAGGGGCATTGGGGGCATATAGGAATAGGGACTCACAAACCCTATAGGCTGTGTATATTTTCCCTTCTCACTTTCACCTTCTACCTCCCTATATAAATACCAAATTACTATTACCCCTATTACCCCAATGTAGATAATAGCTAATAGAATCAAGGACTTAGCGCGGGGCAATTGGTCGGGGTAATTGATTTCAAGAATCGTCATACATTGCCCCAATCAAGCTAAAAAGTCGTTTGCTGCCACCTGAATGGCCGGAATGGCGTGCAACACACGGCCGTGGGACTTGCGGCGCCGTCCACCGCTCAATTTCTTCAAAGCGGCCCCTCCAGCAATCGTGTCCTGCTTTTTCGGCTCCCTGATGCCGGTCTGCATGAGGCATTCGGTCACGGTGATCCAGGTCCAAGTAGCCGGGTCGGTGCTCCAGTCCCAGTACGCGGCGATGCGCTCTTCGATGGGGTCTGTCACCTCGAAGCCTGCGTTGTGGACATTGAGCAGGGCAAGCTCTTGCTCGTTCAGGTTGAAACGTGCGTGCTCACCGCCTTTTTGGAAGTTGGCCCAGACCTCGGCCCAGACCTGTTGCATGTCGATACCGTGGTCGAATTTGAAGCCCAGGATGGGGATGGTCCAAAACCGGCGGTTACCGGTCTTGTCGGCCAGGAACTGCTCGTCGTTGACCGATGCGCCAAACACGGTGCGGCGGCCGTAGCTGGACTCAGATACCGCGTATGGGCGGCGGATGTTGTCAACCGAGTTGTTGATCCACGACTTCAGGTTCGACACGTCGGATTTGCGGAACGTGGCGTCGATCTCACCGAGCTCCACGATCCAGTGGCGCAGAGCGACGAGCAGGCTGTCCTTGGACTTGACGTCCAGCGTGTGGCCTGACAGGGTCACGTCAAGATGGCGCGGCGCCAGGTTCTTGAGCCAGGTGGTCTTGCCTTTGTTCTGCGCGCCGGTGAAAGTGAGCACGCCTTGGTTGGCGATACCGTCCTCGCTCGACGCTGCGGCCACGGCTTGGGTAAGCCACTTGCGCACCAGCATGACCTTGAGCTCTTCGCTGATCTCGGCCGGGTCATGCTCAATGGTGTCGATCAGGTCCTGTACTCGCTCAACGCCGTCCCATGGCTCTGACTCGATCCACGTCATCACGGGGTTGTAGGGGTTGGAGTCACTCAGGTTGAGCAGGTACTGCTGCGTGTACCGCGTTGACATCTGAATGCGCTCACACTCGCTGATGATGCGGGTCACAGTCACGTTGTCACGGTTGTCACGCGTTGCGCTGGCGCCGGGTATGAGAATCTCGGTCTGCTTGCCTATCACGTTGTAGCGCACGACGATGTCCAACTGGTCGAGCAGGACTTCCAAGTTGTCAACGGTGCCTAGTGGATTGCCGTCTGCGTTGGTGTCTGGAAAGGTGGCCCCGAGAGCGGTAGCAGGCCGCGCGCGTAGCCAGTTGCGCACCTGGGCAATGGGCATCGTGGCGCCCAGCGCTCGCAGCTTTGCGCCTATGCGCCCGGCGAGCACAGCGCGGTCGGAGTCAGCCAGGGAGAACTCACCAGCGATACGCGGTGCGATGTCGTGCTCCAAGGTTCTTGGCAGCGTGGCTGCCTCGATCTCCAGCAGCATCTGGTCAACGAACGACGTGGCTTGAGCTGCACGCTCTTCGGCGCCAGTGTCTTTCATCTCTGGCAGCGTACGCACGAACTCGCGCATAGCCTGCTCGCTTGGACGGTCTCGCATGTCCATCAGCTCGAACTCATCCAGCCCAGCATCGAGATGGCCGAATTTGTAGTACCGCACCAGGTCCCACTTGTTTGCAGCACGACCGCGGAAAGGGTCAGTGTTGTGGGTGTTGAAAATGCCTTGGCGGTTTTCAGTCACACCGGCGCCTTCGCCGGAGCCACCGCCGCCCAACCAGTTCAAACGCCACTCGGTGACAAACTCGAATTGGTCGCTGAGCCAGTTGGCCACAACGTCTTCGATCTCGTACGTGCGGCAGAACAAACCGTGCACGGTCTCCTTGTCACGGGGGTCAACCATCTCTGCCCGGGCCTTGCGCTCGGAGCGGGCGCGTAGAACGATGATGGCCGGGATTACCAGATCGACCGCGTCGCCAAGGAACCCTTCGCAGAGGCCCGATCGGACAGGCACGGGGTCCTGCACGCCGTTGACAAATACAGGAGCGGCCGTGTAGTTGGGCTGCACCGTGCGGAACACAGACACGTCGATGAGCAATCCTTCGGACTTGACCCAGGCGTCAAGGTCGTCGCCGAGCTGTGGTGCAGATAGCCAGAACGCGACGTGGGCCTTGAGCACACCCGGGTTATCAGGGTGGCCAGCGCCGGAGCTGAGCTGCCAGTGGAACGTGATCCCTTGAAAGCAGACCGGCAAGTGCCTGGCGATGTACTGGTTGATGCAGGCTTCAGGCTCCAACACGGGGTCCAGGCCCTCGGGCTTATAGGAGTCGATGTCGATGTAGAAGAAGTGCAGCGCCTGCGGCTTGAAGAACGTGAGCCGGCGCAATGTGAAACCGTCGCGGGGGGTCTGCAGCACTTTCTTTTTTACGCGCAGCTCGTTCTCGATTTCTGCGGGGTACAGCTCCTTGGCTTTGGTGTGGCCGATGAACTTGCCGCGGATGATGCAGGTGTTGCGCTCGCCTTCGAGTTCTGTGAGTAGAGCAGACACCCCGTAAATGTCAGAAACGAAACGCTCCTGGACAGAGACCTGCTGCACCTTCTCGTAGGCCTGGGGCTTGCCCGTTGCGCTGTCCCACACCTTGGTGAGGCGCGGCCCCGCCGAGGTGAGCACAGTCAGGCTGTCGCCTGGGGTCTGTGGGTTAATCACAGCGCTCATCGTGTTGGACCCCAGTTGTGGACCGCCACATTGATGCGTTGAGAGGCGCCCTTCTTTTCCGGTCGCCACAGAAATAAATCGTCCACCGAAACATCAGCAAAAGCGCAGAAGCGAATTGCTCCGCCGGCCTGCTCGACCACGGTGTTGAGGTGCTCTTGCGTCGGCGGTACGAGTGCGATAACGCCCTTACCGTCAATCCTCAGAGGCAACAGACCGAAATCAGTTGATTGGTTTTCTGTGCTCATGTAAAATTCACTCCGTTTCGTTGAACCCCACCCGAGCTGTTTGCGCAGCGATGACCGGTGGGGTTTTCTTTTTGGTGTCTCAGAGGGCGGGACACCGGCGCCGGGCATGTACGCATACCCATGGGTTAAATTGCATCTAGCCTTTGTGCCCTACCGCACATACATTTGCGCTCTCATCAATCACATTTGTGACATGACCACTGAACACACCCTCCCCATGGCGTTGCATAGCTACGAGCCAGCCCGCCCATGGGCGTGGTATCCCGCGCGTTTTCCAGTTCTGGATGGCTGTGGGGTTGACTCCGAGATGCCGGGCGAGAGCGGAAACGCCCCCAGAAGCGGCGATGGCCTGTTCGAGAATATTCATGGCCTGCATCATATAACGAAAGTGAGTGAGCGCCAAGCACTTTTGCGGCGTTATGGTTCTGTGGTTATGACCACATTGGCCGAAAGATTAAAGAGTGCACGGGTGGCCAAGGGCCCAATCTGGACTCAGGCGCATCTGGCCGCCGCCGCTGGCGTGAGCACGGGCACCGTCGGCATGATGGAGTCCGGGAAACGCGGCAATAAAGAAGGCATCCCCGGCACGGTGCCCCAAATCGCCAAAGCGCTAGGCGTCAGCTACGACTGGCTCGCGCACGGCATCGGGGATAAAGACGGGCCGGCAGCCACGGCTACACCCGCAGGCTGGGCGCCCATCGTTCGGCCCCAGGCCATGGGCACCGAGACCGAGCAGCGTCTTACGCGATTCCTGGCAGTGCTGTACCAGATACCAGAGAGTGGCAGGGCCGCAGCCCTTGTAGCAGTGACAGAGTTGCTGCTGGACCACCTCCCGCCCCCACCCAGCAAGTAGCCAGGTCGTCCTGACCCGGCAAGAACGGCACCGGCCGTGACAAGTCCATAGCGGCTGCGGCAAAGGCACCACGCCCAACGATCTCTGCTTCGTACATTGTTTTAATCTCCCACAAAACACCGATTTAATCAGCGCCAGCGCTGGAGCGCAATAGAACAACCTGTGGAGAACAACAGTGTTTTATGTGCATAAACTACCCGCCCCCGCGCGGGCTTTTTTACGCCTGCAGAATAGCCTGGATCAATCGATTAGCTGTGGTCGATTCAAATAAATGTGGCTTGTCTACTCACTAATTTACTCACTTTGGTTTTATCTGCTCACTTTTGTGTTTACACTACTCACAGGCCAAAACAAACCGGCCTAGTAAACCAGTCCTAAACCAGTCCTAACAGGAGTACCGCCATGATCCGCTCACACAGCCCCCTCACCGTTTCCCAAATCCAGTACCACGTACCCAGCGTGTTCGCCCAGGCAGCTCACGGCAGCCGCTCCGACAAGTACACCTTCATCCCCACAGCGTCCATCCTGGACGGCCTGAAAGCAGAAGGCTTCGAGGTCTACGCCGCTGGCCAATCCCGCACCCGCCTGGCTGACAAGCGTGACTTCACTCGCCACGTTCTGCGTCTGCGTCACCAAGACCACGTCGGCCGCGGCCTCAAAGTAGGCGACAGCCTGCCAGAGATAGTCCTGACTAACAGCCACGACGGCAGCTCCGGTTACCAGCTCTCCAGCGGTTTCTTCCGCTTGGTCTGCAGCAACGGCATGGTGGTCGGCACAAACCAATCCACCGTCAAGGTCCGCCACAGTGGCAACGTGATGGGCGAAGTGATCGAAGGCGCCACCCGCATCCTTGATGACCTGCAAATCGGCATGAGCCGCATTGAAGAGTTCCAAGGCATCCAACTGCGCGGCGACGAACAGATCGCATTTGCCAACGCCGCCCTGCAACTGCGCTGGAACGAAGGCGAAGCCCCCGTGGTAGCACCCAGCCTCTTGACACCACGCCGTTGGGACGACCGCGGCTCTGACCTGTGGACCACCTTTAACCGGGTGCAAGAGTCTTTGATCAAGGGCGGTGTCCGTGGCCGCAACGCAAACGGTGGCCGCATGTCCACCCGTGCTGTGACCGGTGTCACTGAAGACATCCGCTTGAACAAGGCCCTGTGGAGCCTGGCCGACAGCATGGCCCAACTCAAAGCCGACCAGGCCATCGACGCCTTCGTCGCCAGCCACGAACACAGCTTCGCCCAGTAACAGATTAACGGGGGACAAGTGGGCTCAGCCCATGTGCTTAACAGCCTTACCCCACCACCTATTGGAGCCCAAACCATGATGCACGTACCAGCACAACACGACCGCCGCAATGGCACCAACAACGTCCAGCCTGGCGGGCTGCGTGCTGCTGATCCAAAGCCGAAGACCTACCTGATCGTCCCCGCGTGGTCCGACCAGGCCGGCCAGTGCCGAATTGTTGTGCGCAACGGCCTGCCCGCTGATGCCCTCGCAGACTACCGCGCAACGCCGGACTATTGGATCGACGTTGGCCTGATGAACAGCCGCGGCGAGCTGGTTTATCTGGACGCGCCGAAGTCCGTGGTGCAGGAGTTCCGCGATTGCGCACTGATGGCCGGTTTGCAAATTCGGAGCGGTATCTGATGAACCCCACCGAGTACATCGTCGAAAACCGCGCTGGCGTCGCTGCAGCTATCAACGCTGCAGCCCGGCCCACCCATGAGGAGGCCCGCCAGAACCCCTTCGTGGTCCGCGTGGACGGCCTGCCTAAGTACGAGATGCGCTTCAACGAAGGCGTCACTGCACGCCGCGCCAAGGTGCTCGTGGCCCAGATCAACAAACAACCCAAGAAGGCTTTTCAGTAATGGCACGCGACCCCTTCTGGACCCCGATCCGAGTGGCCTTGGCCCTCACCTACCTCGCCGCCTTCGTAACCCTTTTCCTTGTCCTTTAACCCCGGAGCCCATCGTGATCACACTTAACCTCACCTTCGCCAATGTCGGCGAAATGCACGCCACCCTGACAGCCATGCTGGCTGGCGCCCCTCAAGCCGCTACCCAATACTCGGCCGCGGCCTTGCCGAATATCACATCCGGCCGGGAGGCTGGAGCTGCCCCAAAGGGCGCAAAGCCCGGTCTGACAAAGTCCGCGAAAAGCGAGACCGCCGAGCAGCCCGCGGCCCAACAGGCCGGTGGTACTTTTGACCCAAAGCGCGAGAGCGCTGCAGTTACCCCAACTGCGAGCGCGACTACTACACCGCCTGTCGAGCCAGAAGCGCCTGCTGCGGCCGAGACTGCTTCGGAATCCCCTTCTAAGGTAGTCACCCTGGAAGAGGTGCGCGCAGTGCTGGCCAAGCTGAGCCAGGCCGGCAAGGCTGCCCAGGTCAAGGCCCTGATCACCGAGATGGGCGCCACCAACCTGTCCACCGTGGCGCCTGAGAAGTTCGGCGACCTGTTGGAAAAGGCAGCAGCGCTGTGAGCAAGAAGAAAGCCATCGCAATCGTGCCGGTCGTCGAGCTGGCCCACGCCAAGCTCAGCGCCAGCGGCTCGGGCAAGTGGCTGACCTGCACACGGTCGGCCCGCCTGGAAGAGCAGTTCCCCGACGAGTCGTCTGAGTTCGCAGCCGAGGGCACGTTCGGCCACAGCCTGTTCGAGCACCGCCTGTCGGTCTACCTGGTCCGCCCGACTGAGGTGCCCTTCGAGGACAAGATCGAAGGCCACGGCAAGTACTGGACCCAGGAGTTATCCGACAGCGTCGACTCCGCGGTCGAGGTGGCTATCGAGCACATCGACCAGGCACGCAAGGACTGCCCCGACGCCATCGTCCTGCTGGAGCAGCGCCTGGACTTCAGCCAGTGGGTCCCAGAAGGCTTTGGCACGGGCGACCTGGTCATCATCACCGACGCATACATCAAGGTGCTGGACCTGAAGATGGGCAAGGGCATTGCGGTCGACGCCGTCGGCAACAGTCAGTTCCGCCTGTACATGCTGGGCGCACTGCACACCTACGGCCACCTGTACCCAGTAACCCGGGTCCAGGGCATCGTATTGCAGCCACGTCTGAACAACTGGTCCATCGAATCACTCGAGGCCGACGAGCTCCTGAACTGGGCCGAGCAAGTCGTAGTCCCAGCGGCCAAAGCGGCCTGGGAAGGCAAGGGCGACTTCGTTGCAGGCGAGCACTGCAGCTCCGGCTTTTGCCGTGCGCGCTTTACCTGCGGCGCCCGTGCCGAGCACAACCTCGAGGTGGCCCGCCAGGACTTCGCCCTTCTGGAGCCCGAGCTGCTGAGCGATGACCAGATGGCCAAGGTGCTGGACAAGGCCGACGACGCCATCAAGTGGCTCAACGACGTGAAGGCCTACGCCCTCACCCAGGCCGCGACCAAGGGCCGTGTATTCGCTGGCTACAAGCTCGTCGAAGGACGCAGCAACCGTGTCATCAGCAACCCCGACGAGCTGGCTAAGCGCCTGATCGCCGCAGGTACCCCAGAGTCCGTGCTCTACGAGCGCTCCATGCTGGGCCTGACCGCCCTGGAGAAAGCCGTGGGCAAGAAGGTCCTGGCTGAAGCCGGCGCCGACCTCATTACCAAGCCAGCAGGCAAGCCCGCCCTGGTCCCCGCTTCTGACAAACGCGAAGCAATCAATTCGACGGCATCCGCCATCGCAGACTTTTCTTAAACCACGCCAACCGGAGTAAACCATGGCTACTACACCCAACGTCAACCCTTACAAAGTCACGACCGGCACTGGCCGCTTGGGCTTCACTAAAAACCTGCTCACACCTGATGAGAGCGGCAGCTACTCGGTGATGTTCCTCATCCCCAAAACCGACGTTGCAACGGTCAACGCGCTGAAGAAGGTCATTGACGCATTCAAAGTTGATCCCAAAGCCACAGCTAAATGGGGCAGCAAGTTCTTGGCTTCCATGAAACAGCCTCTGCGCGATGGCGACACCGAGCGCGATACCGACAAGTCGCCTGAGTACAAGGGCCACTACTTCATCAATGCCAACACGTACACCAAGCCTGGCGTGGTGGACGCAAAGATGCAGGAAATCATCGACCCATCCGCGATCTATAGCGGTTGCAATGGCCGTGTAAGCGTAGTCCCCGCGGCCTTCAGTAAGGACGGCAATTTAGGCATCAAGCTGTACCTGAACAACGTGCAAGTTCTGCAGGGCGGCGACCGCCTGGCAGGTGGCAGCCGTGCCAGCGACGACTTCACAGCCGTCGAAGACGACTTCCTCTCCTGACATCACGGGGACTGGCACTTTCACCTGGGATCGCGACCTGGGAAACAGGCTCTCCATGCTTACGGTACGGCTCCCCAGACATGAGGCCCACCCTGCATAAACCGGCCAGGTAACTTAAGAAGGAATGGTGAGCAATAGCGGTGGACGGGCACGCCAAAAGGCCCGTCCTCTTTGTTTTCGGTGTAGTTCTTGCCCACAGGGGCCACACCAAAAACAAACAAGGAGCTGACATGGAAGAAGTTTGGAAAGATGTACCGGGCTACGAAGGCCGATACCAAGTTAGTGACTACGGTCGCGTAAGGTCTCAAACCCGGGTACAGCACTTCAAGGCCTATGTACGTTCGGATGGGGCCGTTAAAGCGGCCAGCACTCGCACACTCAGCGGCAAGGTGCTTAAGCCGGGCCGCATGGTTTGCGGGCATCTAAGTCTGCCCTTGGGACGCGGCTCCTTTGGCCAACTAGTACACCGCCTTGTCATGTCTGCTTTTGTCGGTCCAGCGCCAAGCGGAATGGAGGTGCTCCACCTAAACCATGACCCAGCAGATAACAGGCTGTGCAATCTCAAGTATGGAACCAGGTCTGAAAACTTGAAGATGGATTACGCCAGAGGGGTGAATAGGCTGCACGGTAAGCGGGGGCCCGCAGTATGAGCATACTCAGAATCGACATTGAATCGTTTTCTAGCGTGGACCTCAAAGCCTGCGGCGTCCACCGCTACGTTGAGGCGCCAGACTTTGAAGTCACGATGTTCCAGTACGCCTTTGGCGAATCGGAAGTCAACGTGATCAGCCTGCTGGAGGGCGAGCAAATCCCGCAGCACGTCCTGCGCAGCTTGACCGACCCGACCGTGACCAAGACCGCGTTCAACGCAGCGTTTGAAATCACTTGCCTGTCCAAGCACCTGGGCGTTGAGCTCGACCCAGCGCAATGGAAGTGCACCAGCGTGCACGCGCTCTACCTGGGCCTGCCCAATAGCCTGGGTGAAGTCGGCAAGGTGCTTGGCCTGGACGACACCAAGCAGAAGCTCGGCGGCTGGGCCCTCATCCGCTACTTCTGCATGCCTTGCAAGCCTACCAAGGCCAACGGCCAGCGCACGCGCAACCTGCCGCGCCACGACCCAGCGAAGTGGACCCAGTTCAAAGACTATGGCGGCCGTGACGTCGAGGCTGAGCGCGAGGTGGCCCGCCGCATAGACAAGTTCCCGCTCCCTGCCCGCGAGCAGCAGCTCTGGGTACTGGATCAGCGTATGAACCGCGCCGGCTTGCAAGTCAATACGACCCTGGTGGCCAATGCCATCCGCTTTGACGCCGCCATCAAAGAGCGTCTGACCGCCGAGGCCATGCAGCTCACCGGACTGGACAACCCAGGCTCTCGCGAGCAGCTCCTGGCCTGGCTGCAGGAGGAGATGCCCGAGGGTGAAGACGCGCTGACCGACATCACCAAGAAGACCGTCAAGAAGCTGCTGACCGGTGTCAACGACGCCACCATCACCCGCGTGCTGGAGCTGCGCCAGGAGCTGGCCAAGTCCAGTACCAGCAAGTACGTGGCCATGGCACGGGCTGTGTGCAACGACGGCCGCATCCGCGGGCTCACGCAGTTCTATGGCGCCAACCGCACAGGCCGCTGGGCTGGTCGCCTGGTCCAGTTCCAGAACCTGCCGCAGAACAAACTCCGCGACATCGACCTGGCCCGGCGCTTGCTGATCGACGGCGACCTCGACACGTTCGAGATGCTGTTCGGCAACGTGCCCGACACACTGAGCCAGCTCATCCGAACAGCGTTCGAGGCCAAGGTTGGACACAAGTTTGTGGACGTTGACTTCTCCGCGATCGAGGCCCGCATGCTGGCCTGGCTGAGCGACTGCAAGTGGCGCCTGGAAGTGTTCGCCACACACGGCAAGATTTACGAAGCTTCGGCCGAGCAGATGTTCAAGCTGCCTGCTGGCAGCGTGACCAAGAAGAGCCCGTACCGCCAGCGCGGCAAGGTCGCTGAGCTCGCGCTGGGCTACCAGGGTGGAGCCAATGCGCTTGTCACCATGGGCGCCCTGGACATGGGCCTGACCATGGAAGAGCTGGACCCGATCAAGGTCGCCTGGCGCGAGGCCAACCCGGAGGTCGTCAAGTTCTGGTACGCATGCGAGGCCGCGGCCAAGCAGGCAGTGGCTAACAAGACAAGCGTCAGCCTGCCCATTGCAGGAGGCCGCGCCAAGCTGGTGTTCGCCTACGAGTCAGGCTTCCTGACCATCCTCCTGCCCATGGGCCGCAAGCTCTTCTACGTCAAGCCGCACATCGAACAAGAAGACCTGGTACGTGAGCTGGCAAGCGGCGCCAAGTATGTCGTGGCGCGTGCTGGGTCGCTGACCTATGAAGGCTCCGACCAGAAGACCAAGAAGTGGACACGGCTGTCCAGCTACGGCGGCAAGCTGGTGGAGAACCTCTGCCAAGCCATCAGCCGTGACTGCCTGGCCGAGTCGATGCTGCAACTCGACGCGAAGGGATTCACCCAACTCGTAACGGTCCACGACCAAGACATCTGCGAGGAGCCCATCGACGGGCCGCGCGATGTGCACCTCGCCGAATCAATTATGGGGATGGCTATCCCCTGGGCGCCAGGCCTGCTGCTGCGCGCCGATGGATTTGAAACCCTTTACCACATGAAAGAAATCGAATGAGAACGTATCGACTCTACAGACGCTACCGCGACCTAGGCTGGGCCATCATCCCCGCGGCACGCCGCGCCTGGCAGGTAGCCCGCCATGCATAAGGTCTACCCGGCAAAGATGCAGGACGGCAGCGAGTACGTTGGCAATCAGCAATTCAAAGGTACGGGCATCGTCAAGTGGTGTGCCGTATGCGGGACCCACAAGCCCCAGCTCGGCGGAACCATCAAGCTGGTGATGGGCTCCCGCCACTGGGTCTGCATCAAACACAAGAAAGGAGAGAAGAATGCGCAAGCGTAGTAAGTACCGGCCGCGTGGCGTGCGCCTGGACACCATGGCCTACGTCAAGGAAGGCCTCACCCCGATCGCCGCCCTGGGCGACGCCAACGTCATCCTGCGTGCACGTAACCACGGCGCACTCAAAGCGATGGTGGACGGCCAGGGGACGAAGGCTGTCGCCAGCGACCTGGTGGGCAGCATCAACGTGGCCGAGGCGCTCATGGGCATGGGGCTGGGCAAAGACTGGCAAGTCGAGATTCATGCCGGGCATGCGGCCATCAAGGCGATGTGCCGTCGTGGCCATGACCGCGGTCGCTTCCTGTTCACAGGCGAAGAGCTCACCGCCGTCAACCTGGCGATGGCGGTGCACGACGCCCAGCTTGACGCCGCGACCATCAAAGACCTGGAGCGCGCCATCGAGATCGTCAACGTCACCGTCGCCAACGGCCACGCCGAAAAGATTGTGGAGGCGATGTGAACCCCTACCTGAATGCGCTGGGCGAGCCCAGCCCCAACCGTACCGACTTCAGCACCTGGCAGCGCGGCAGCCTTGAACGCTTCGCCCGACAGACAGCCGACGAGAACCTGCTTCTGCGTGCCGCGGTCGAGCAAGGCCTGCGCGATCTGCGTGATGCCATGCGCCTACTACGAGAGTCAAACAAATGATCCACAACATCATCATCGCCCTCATCGGCCTAGCCTGCATCCTGCTTGTGGACTTCCGTGCCCTGTATGAGCGCGTCTGGGCCTACTGTTTTATCTGTGCTGTCGTAGTGGCGGCACTGTTTAGGAGTCAAGCATGACAACACCAGAACAAATCCAAGCGTGGGCGCGTGAGGCTGGCTTTGTGTCTGCCGAGTTCTGGCCCGATGATTTCAAGGGACTGCAAGGCTGTGTAGAACGCTTCGCCCACCTCGCCCGTGCTGATCTTGAAGCTGAGAACGCTGATTTGACCGCGCAGATGGCTGACCAAGGGCCGTACATCAACAAGCTGCGCGACAAGATTAACTCCCTGCGCAATGAACTGTTTGCAGTGCGTGTTCACGGTAAGCATGAGGCCACAAAGAGGGTGCTTGCAAAACTCTCCGAACTCAAAGCACTTTTTGAAGTGATTGACAACCTCACTACCGAGCGTGATCAACTACTTGCTGACAATGATTTTGGCGGCAAAGTCTACAAGCAAGTTCTTGCCGAGCGCGACGAATACCAAGTCGCTGCAGACAAGTTGGCAATGGAGAACTTGGAACTGCGCTCACAGTTAGCACTACAGGCCGCGCAGCCAGTAGCACCACACGAATGCAAGACAGAAGCCGAGAAGCTGGCCTACGCTGCTGGATGGTGGAAAGCGCTGGAAGTAAACAGGGCGCAGCCAGTTGGCACTGTTGAATCTGCGGCGATTGGTGCTGGTGGATTTCATGTGCTACTTACCAAAGGCGAGGCAATGCCGAATGTCGGCACACCACTCTACGCAGCACTACAAGCAGTGCCAGCAGAACCATTGGAGCTAATGAAGTTGCTGGATGCGGCTGATGCTGCGCGGTATCGGTGGCTGCGTGACCACAAAGGCAATAACAGAGTGCCTCATATTTCACAGTACCCATTTGTTCAGCAAATTGACGAAGTGCAAATGCCGTACTTCACCACTGTAGGACTTGATGCAGCAGTAGACGCAGCAATGAAGGAAACACCATGAAATCAACACTTAACAAAATACGAGAATGTTCACCATGCGCTTCAGGGTGGACAAAGCTACTGCGCAACTTAGGCAAAACAAAAGCAGACGATGAACTGCTATCAATCACTACCATTCTGGACAGCAACGGATTAGACGATGCGCTGTGGTGTCTTCGTGCAGTTGACGGCTACCAACGAGAGATGCGTTTGTACGCAGTTGATTGCGCCCGGTCTGTGCAGCATCTGAGGAGGAAAGACGCAAGAAGTATTTCGGCTATTGATGTTGCAGAGCGCTATGCAGATGGTTTGGCAACAGAGGCAGAGTTGGCCGCTGCTAGGGGCGCTGCTAGGGAAGCTGCTAGGGAAGCTGATTGGGGCGCTGATTGGGACGCTGCTTGGGGCGCTACTTGGGCCGCTGCTAGGTCCGCTGCTTGGGACGCTGCTTGGGGCGCTGCTAGGTCCGCTGCTAGGTCCGCTGCTGGGGACGCTGCTTGGGCCGCTGCTTGGGAAGTACAAGCCGACCTACTGCGCATCGTCTGCGCTGAGATTGAACAACGGGAAACACCATGAAATTTACACCACCTCATAGCCCTTACCTTTTCTCTGAGTGGGTAAGTCCAACAGAGAAGGTGCATAGAACAATGTACACACTCTCCCAGCTAGAGCAAGCCTACCAACAAGGGCGTGAGGATATGCGGGAGGAGGCGGAGCAAGCTGTGCACGAAATACCGCGTAATGGAGCATGGGTTACAAAAGTCGAAGCAATTGCAGCAATCGGGGGAATTAAATGACACACACAGTAGAGACACTGATGGCGCTGGCTGATGCAGTCGCTGACGCTGCGGCTGAGTACGCTCATGAATGCTCAACCTTGAAAGAACTTGAGGCGCTTATTGCAGCGAAGCACAACCTCCACGCAGCACTGACGGAAGCACTCGCAGCACCACAGCCAATCCTCGCTACAAAGACATGGTTTGAGGATGGCGTTGTGATGACGAAGAACCTTACAGCGAAAGATATATACAAAGAAGAATCTTGTAACTATCCAGAATGTGAATGCGCTACAGAGTCTCCATGCTTGCGTGGCTTTCCACAGGCCGCGCAGACAGTACGGGAGCAAGAGCCTGTGGCGTGGGCAGTTGTTGGCGAAGGCGGCTACGACAGGCTTGATGGTCACAAGCAGTTTATAGGGCTGTCAATACAGAAGCCAGTGACATTTTTCGGAAGCACAGCGATGCCACTCTACGCAGCACCACAAGGAGCGCCCAAGCCGCTAACACCGGAGCAGATAAAAGAAGGGTATTTAGAGCATGACCTTAAATATGCTTTTGTTTCATCGGCATGGAGTTTTACGGCTGGCGTCGAATTTGCAGAAGCCGCGCATGGGATTGGGGGTGGGGAATGAGTGAAGAGCTCCTCGACCTGGACAACATTGCAGAGCTCTACCGCTGCACACGTCGGCATGCCAGGGACGTGATCACAAAGCTGGTAGGATTCCCGGAGATAGCCCCGGGGTCGACGCCCCGCAACCCTTTGTGGCTACGCGTTGAGGTACACTGGTTCTTGCACCGGAGGTTGGGCGATTCGCAAATGAATCGCAAATACAACACTTCGGCCCCTGCGAGTTAAGTTCCGGCCCCGGGCACCACTAAACCCCTTTACAGGGGAAAGATGCTACAGATACACTACAAGCCTCCCCTCTGGAGGCTTTTTAGTTTCCAGTACCTCCGCAAATAGAATGCAAATGGAGAGTGCAAATGGCATACGTAGACAAGATCAAAACATCCGGCCGCTGGATCGCCCAGGTAAACCGCAACGGAACCCGCACCAGCAAGGTGTTCGACACCAAGCGTGAAGCCCAGGCCTGGGCCCTGCTTATCGAGGCCAAGGCTAAGCGCGACCGGGCCGGCGGCGGCTATACCTTTGGCGACGCCGTGGACAAATACCTGGCCGAGGTGAGCTCCAAGAAAGACGGGGCTGTCTGGGAGCGCCGGCGCCTGGAGGCCGCCCGGGCCCACTTCGGCAGCGACACCCTGCTCGTCGAGATCGATACGCCCCAGGTCGCAGCCTGGCGCGACGAGCGCCTGGCCGGCATCAAGGCTGACCCAGCCAAGGGCATCAAGGCCCAGCCCCCGGTGAGCGGATCGACCGTGGTGCGCGAGTCCAATATCCTGCGCAACCTGTTCCGCGTGGCCAAGCACGAATGGAAGTGGACCGACCACCTACCCTTCGAGGGCGTCAAGTTGCCAGCCGAAAACCAACCACGCCAGGCGGTCTGGGGCTGGCGCGAGATCAAGCGGGTGCTGCGGGCCAAGCGGGTCGGCAAGACCGCTGAGATGCAGGCGGCATTCCATATCGCCCTGCGCACGGGCATGCGCCTGGGCGAGGTGCTGGCAGCGCCCCAGCGCTATAGCCCCTACGATCGTATCGTCACCCTGAACGACGTGGCTGGTGCCCGCAAGACCGACCTCGTAGCCAGGGTGCCGATAGGACGCAAGGCCGACAAGCTGCTGCGCCGGGCGCCGTTTACGGTCGAAGCCAACGAGGCCAGCGTGTTGTTCAGCAAACTGTGCAAGGAGCTCCTCATCGAGGGCCTCACATTCCACGACACCCGCGCCACTGCCCTGACCCACATGAGCAAGAAGCTGGCCGTCATGGACCTGGCCAAGGTGAGCCGACACAAGGACCTGTCCCTGCTGATGAATACCTACTACCGCCCCACCCTGGGCGACATTGCGCGCTCCATATAAAAAGGCCCCCAGGCCGTGAGGCCCAGGGGCTAAGTCCCGGTTACCCGGGCAGGGGAGACAACTGCGAATTACTTAGGCCAGGCGCCCATCAGGGTTTGGGCGTCGAGGGCGTGGCCGTCAGCTTTGCTCGCCACGTCGATATATCGTCGGCTGCAGTCGAGGAATAACTCTGGGAGGGGATCGGCGTAGTCAAGGCCGGGGGCAAGGGTAGCTGCGCTCGATGTAAGTCGGGGCCGGGTGTAGCCGGACAGAGCAACGCGCAGCCGCTCAAGCTCACTAGCAGCACTAGCAGCAGCGACACGATTAGCAGACGCCCGAGCAGAAGCTTGCTGCTCCACCGCCCTAGCGCGAGCTTGGTTGTCGGCAGCTTGCTGGGCAGCATCGGCATTGGCTTCAGCCATTCGGGTCTCGAGTTGGGCGATGTGTGTTGCATGTTTTTCAATCTCCAGTGAGAGGGAACCGTTTTCAAGTTTGAGCTTGCAGGATGTAGCGGATAGGGCGGCGACCAACGCCAGCCATACCCACTTAGGAATTAGGTCGATCAGTGCCAGCATCTTTGTCTCCCGGTTTGCGTGTGTTGAGGTGGGTGTCTATGGTGTTTCCTGCGATGAAAGCGCCGACTGTGGCGATGACTACGGTGGCGTACACCGAGTCGGTCACCTTACCGAACCAACATAGGAATGCGGTGACAAACCCCGCGCCGATTGCGGCGATGAACTTGCGCCCACCGTACTGATTTAGATTCATAGTGACCCCCATCCTGTTGGTTCCGTGTCTTCAAAGTCGGGCAGGTACGCACGCTTGGCGATGCGGAAGGCCTTGGCCATGGCATTGGCTTCGTGCATCCGGCCTTGGCGTTCGTACTGCTCGTGCTTGTCGATCATGTTGCGCAGTGCTGTGCGCACTTCCTCGGAGAACTCAGGCTTGTTGAGGTCATAGCTGATCCGGCTCATGGGCAACCGACGCTGAGTTTGTTCCCGCCATAGACGCGGCGCTCGAAGTGGTCCTTGTTGAAGGGTCCTGCGGCAGACTTGATCTGGTCAGGGAGCCACTGCATATTCCAGACAGCATCGACACCGCCGCAGTCAAGGGGGACAACATGGTCGATAGCCCAGCCGGGGCAGGCCCCTGCGTGCTTTCCGGTAGCGGGGCAAGCCCACTGCGATTTGAACGCAGCGATAGTTCTTGTACTGCGAGCCGTAGCTCCTGTAGGTCCGCGATTGACTTGGCCTGCATAGCGAATATCCTTCAGTGGGTCGAGGGCCTGCGAGTGGGCGCGGTCAATGAATACCATCCCCCAGACGATCAGGCAGATGCAAATTAGGTATGCCTTGGCTTTCATCACTTCACCTCGCACCAGACTTCTTCACCGCGCTGGATGGCATCCCCAATGTCGGCGTAAACAGTCGCGTATGCAACTCGGCTGTTGAGGATGGACTCTCCGCTTCTGCCCATTCCGACAAGAATGCATCCATGCGTATCGACGGCGGTGTTACCCGGATGGATTCGGATGCCCTCAAAGTCAGGTACATCCACAAGTAAAGGCATATCGCGCTGAAAGCGATTACTAAAAGTAACGACAACGCGATACCGCCCAGCAGGAATGGCAGTTTCTCCATATACCTTTACTCCATCTGGACGCACTACGTCTTCCAGCGTGTAGCACTTACGCTCACCGTCGATGAACATCTCACCGATGGTGCAACTCGGGCCGCATGTCAGCGGACGGCGGACTTCAATTTCCATTGTCTGTACTCCGTGTCTTTGCGTTGGGGCTACGGTCTTCCTCTGGCTTGATGAGGTCATCAAGTTCTGATTGGATGTACTCGGGGATGTCATCGCCCTTATTCCTTGACCAGCCCACTAGCTGGCGCACCAGCATTTCAGTGCGGGTCAACTTGGTCTGCTGCTTGTGGATCACACCATCTTGGCGCTGCATTTCGACCAGCAGCATGGCGATCTTTGCGTCCTGCGCTGCGATGCGTTTGTCTTGTGCTTCGATTTGGTTTTGCAGTGTGGTGAACTGCGCGTTGGTTGCGCTGGCGCTGGCTTGGTTGTTGGCCTCGTTACGCCAGAAGGTCATCATCTTTGTGATGCTGTAGGCCAGCCCAGCGAGTACGCCAGTGCCACCAAGAACCTGCTCGGAAACATCCCATTGGCTCGGTGGAATCATTCACTTGCTCCAGATATGTTTGCTGCACCAACCCAGACCTCAATGAAGACTAGCGCGAAAAGTATCATGTCTCCACTGCCCATTGGACGGTTCGGGTTATCGGCAAAACTCAGCAGCGTGAATAGCCACAGGTAGATGCCTGTGATGGAGACAACGTAAGCAACCAGCTTTCTGTAGGGGCGCACCGACATTGCGACGGCGAACGAGCCGTAGGCAAAGAAGGCGCAGCCCCATATAAACGCCGGGGCGTGACGCAACATGGAGTTGTAGGCCCCGCCGCTGGAGTCAGCGAACCATAGGCCGAAGGCGAACAGGAACGAGCAGACCGCCAAGAGAACGCGCAGCGCAAATACGTCTGCAGTAAACAGGCGTTGGAGCTGGCGCGTCACAGGTTGTCCTCCCAGCCGAGGCAGTGCAGGTACGCTCCAGATGATCCGAGCGCGGTATACACGTTTGTGCTTTCCAGCATCATGTCGCCCATCATTGCAATAGCTATCTGCGTGGCTGAATTAACGCCCGCTACCATGAACGGTGGGTTTGAGGTACTGCTGTACGCACCGTATGAATTATTCGGTGCCAAGATGGATTGAGAACTTCCGCCTTGATCTGTAAATCGAACGGTGATAAGCGACGCGCTTGTGGGTACGACCCCCGTAATTGAGTGCGCAATCCAAGTAGGAGTTGCGGTGCTGCCTTCTGCTGCGCCACCAACGATGACGGGTGCCCCAGTCATATTCCCGCCGGAGGCTATCAAGTAACGAACCTTGCGCCCGTACTGCTTGAATCCGAGTGGGAACTTGTTAGCTGTGCCATCAGTGCGAATCCAGCCGACGCGAGCGTAGTGGGTGTAGCCGCTTGGCAGTGACGTTGGCGCTGAGGTTCCAAGTGACAGCAGGCCCGCTGTGGTGGTTCCGTTCCAGATCACCCAGACGGTGTACCACGTAGAGGCCGCGATGGTTCCAGTGTCAAGGGCGTTAGCCCCAGTGGTTGTGCCAGCAATGGTGAGCGAAACCGAGCGCAGGGTCTGGTATGCATTGGCTGCGCTGGACACTACGATCTCATCGGCTGACACCAACACGTTAGCGGATAGACCGGTGGCCGAGGCGGCGAGGTTTTTAAGTTCTCCGCGTACCGCAGCGCCAGCGCTTATAGCGCCAACGGCCGCCGCCACATACGCAGTGGTTGCCACCTTGGTAGAGTTGTCGCCTGCAGTTTGCGTGGTGGCTGTTGTCGTGCTGCTGATCGTGCCCGAGCCGTTTAGGTTAGTTGCGTTGGTGGCCGAGCTTGCACTCGTCGCGTTGGCTACCGCCGTGGCGCCGATGGCGGCGACGATGTCAGCGGCCGAAGCGACAGTGAGCGGGCTGGTTCCATTGCCGCGCAGCAGGCCGCCTGATGTGAAGGACCCCGCGCCGGTGCCACCGCTGGCCACGCCCGATACGATCGCATCGAGAGCCGCCTTGATATTGGCCCAGGTTATTTTGCGCAGGGCGAAAGAGGAAGCGCTGTCAGCCACGACGAATTCGTCGGCATCTACGGGTGGCGTCTTTGCTGCGGCGGCATGCATGGCACCAGCCACTAGAACGTCACGCGCCACTACGTCCTGGCCAGTGCCAGGGGTGTTGATGACAACAACCTTGTCGCCATTGCCCGTGAGGGGAGCGAGCTTGTCGCCCATCGCCTCGACGGCTGCAAACTCTGCGCGGATTAAAGACGAAGAGCCTGCAGAATTTGACTGCGGGTTCCCGGATTTGGTGAAGTAATTGTTGCTCATCGAAGCCCTCGGCGCGGTGTGTAGTGCGTGGTTATCGTGTTGATAGTGAACGGCGCAACGAGCGCGGAAAGACTAGCAATGCGAAACGAAATGTTCTCGGCTGTCCCGTCCAGATAAATCTCGGCCGGTATGATCTCACTGCCGTCCCAGACGAAGCTGTCCCAGGTGAACGAGTCCCAGTAGTCGGTGCGCAAGAACTGTGCATAGCTCTGGGCTGATGACTGTGCGATGTCCAGCGACTTGTAGCCCAGGTCGTAGCCGACATCGAGGGCGATGTAGGAGGAGCCGGCCAGCTCGAGGCTCGCCTTGCGGTAGCGCTTGAGCAAGCGGTGACTCTGCGTGCTGTTGAATACGAGCTGGAAGCTGGCGTTAATCTCGGCCCCGTCGAAGGAGGTCCCGGCGTCGAGCTCGTACACCATCCCGTTGCTGGAACCGAAGAAGCTGGTGGCGTTACCGTTGACGTCCAGGCCTTCCCAGGTGGTGACCACCGGGTTGGGAAATTCTACGGGCATGGAGCCCATGGACTGGCCTTCGCGCACCGTGGTGTACAGGCCCGAGCCGTCAGAGAAGAACAGGCGGTACTGGCCCTTGGAACGCTGCACCCCGCTGGCCGAAATCAACGGTGTGCGTTCGGACACATAGGTCCGTAGGTTCTGCGTCAAGGTGGCTGGGTTGAAGTTCCCGAACTCCTTGGCCGCAGTGAGCGACGTCACACCGAAGTCGGTGAGCAAGTAAGCCTGCTCCAAGTTCTGCGTGGAGTCAGCGCGGGCGCCGACCCCTGAGTTGAAAGTCGTGAGCGTGAAGTCCGCACCGCTGGTTCCGTACAGCACCACCATGTCGTTCTTGCTGGTGACCAGCATCGCACCAGTGCTGTCGTTACCAGGCAGCACCATCAGGTTGGTGAGTGTGTCTGGCAGCCCGATCTCTCCGGCGCCAACAACGGCCGTCCAGGAGAACGGGTCTCCGATGCCGGAGAACTGCAGGCTGAAGTCAAACGCGAAGAAGAGGTGCTGCTTGTGCACAGCCACGAAGCTCGGCGTGTCCACCACCATGCCGGTGCTGATCGGGATGAGCGCGGTGCCGTCAAACTCGAATCCGTTGTTGATGCCATCACACCCGTACACGCCCTGGTTGGCTGAGCTCGCGCCGAAGTTGCCAATGCTGTGGCGGTACTTGCCGCCGGGCGCCTGGACGGGAGCAGCTTGTGCGCCTGAAAGGGTCAGGGCCCCAGCGCCTGTAGTCGTGGCCGCGCCAGCAGCGAAGTTGCCACCCGCGCGACCGGTCAGTACCAGGACGCCGGTGTTTACTCCACTGCCCAGAGTACCGCTGCGCAGAATGACCCGCGCGACCGTGGCCGTGACAGCCCCCTGGGCGATGGTGTCGCCCTCGCCTACACCGGTGTTTGCATTCGTGAAGGAGAGCAGCTCTCTGAATGCGACTGCCGTCCAGCCCGTCGAGCTCTGCACATGGAGGATGGCCGCGGTTGCGCCGGCGTTGTTACGCCAGGCGTAGTTCAGTCCCTTGAATGCGAAGCCGCCAAGCACAGCGCCGGAGCCCGGCACGGCTGCGATGGATGTCCGGTACTCACCGGCAGCCAGCGATAGGTAGGTAGCGTCCAGGAGGCCATCGGCTACGGCTCCGGATATGGAGTTCAGCACGGCGCGGACAGTGCCCAGCACCGTTAGGTTTTCGCCGGTAACCATGACGCCCACCTGGCGGGTAACCGCAACGGCTCCACCAACCAGGCCGATCACCTTTGCAGTCGCGCCCGACGTGGCGCCGGTCACGGTATCGCCCACGGCAATGGAGCCGCCGAGCGTGCAATTCAAAATAACGTAAAAGGCCTGCGAGGGTCGGGCCCTCCCGTCGAAGCGCTCGTAGCCTCCGATGCGGGTGTAGCCACCGGTGATGCTGCACTCGAAGTTAACAGCGCGTCGGGCCGCACCACTCTTGAGCGAGAGGGTTGGCGTCAACTGGTCCAGCCCACCCGCCATCTGAAAGGTGTCGTACTGGGTGGACGGCATTTTCATCGGCCGAGACTCCGGGCCTGGATCGTCAGGGGTTCGAGCTGGCTCTGCACCAGGGCAGTCCACATCTCGTTGTAATTCTTCTCAGCGCGTTGGAACACTTCGCCGGCTGCATCGAAGCCACCGTACTCCATGAGCGCACGCCACACGATGATCATGTGGAAGCGTGTCGGCAGGAGTGGTATATCGGCATCGGCTACCAGGTCGGCGTAGTCCTTGACGTAGTCGGCCCGCACGAAGTGAGCGCTGTCCGGGGCTGGGCCCAGCAGGAACTCATCGGTTGGGGAGATCGACCAGTACTGCACAACGCCTGGCGTCTGCGAGCCGGTCAGGAAGGTCATACGGAAGTTGTCGTACGTCATCCAGGCCAGCTTGCGCTCGCTGCTAATTGCGTCCGCGACGCGGTACGCAGTCGGCTTGTAGGTGTGGTTCTCGCCCTTCCAGCTCGCGAAGTCTGTCAGGCCGAAAGCGGTATA